GCTGCAAGTACTACGAGATGGGCGATGGAGAGCCGCTGCCTGAGGTGACTCGGACTTCGTCAGCCATGATCGATGTGGACTTTGCTGCCCTGAAGAAGCGAGGCATCAGCGAGGACACTTGTCGCTTCTGGCAGTACGGCATCGGAGACTACAGCGGTCAGACCGTGCATGTTGCCCAGTACATCAAGGATGGAGAGGTGGTCGCTCAGAAGTTGCGCTTCCCTTCCAAGGACTTCCTGACGCTGGGGGACAGCAAGGCTCTACCCCTGTACGGAATGCACCTGTGGCGCGATGGAGGCCGCATGGTTACGGTTACGGAAGGCGAGATTGATGCTCTGACGGTCAGCCAACTGTTTGGAAACAAGTGGCCCGTCGTCAGCGTTCCCAATGGAGCCGCTGCTGCCCTGAAGTCTTTCCAGTCGAATTTGGAATGGCTGGAGAAGTTTGACGCCGTCGTGATTATGTTTGACGACGATGAGCCGGGACGCAAGGCTGCTCGTGAGTGCGCCATGCTCCTTACTCCGGGCAAGGCCAAGATCGGAACCATCGTGGGTTTCAAGGATGCCAACGAAGCTCACACCGCAGGCGAAGGTAAGCGGGTGATCGACGCTGTCTACGGGGCCAAGGCTTACAGGCCGGATGGCGTGGTCTTGGGTACGGACCTGTGGGACACCGTCAACGAGGACGACACGAACGACTCTACGCCATACCCATGGACTGCCCTGAATGAGAAGTTGCTCGGTATCCGAAAGGGCGAACTTGTTGTCCTGACTTCTGGTACGGGTATTGGCAAGTCTTCGGTGTGCCGTGAGATGATCTGCCACTTGATCCGCAGCGGCAAGAAGGTGGGCCTCTTGATGCTCGAAGAGAGTGTCAAGCGCACCGCTAGAAACCTTATGGGCATCCACCTGAACACTCCTCCATATTTCTGGGATGAGCGTGGCATCAAGGATGAGCAGAAGCGTGAAGCCTTCGATGCGACGGTAGCCAAGGTGGTGCTGTTCGACCACTTCGGTTCAGTCGATCCAGAGAACTTGCTGGCCCGAACGAGATACATGATCAAGTCGTGTGGGTGTGAATACATCTTCCTCGACCATCTTAGCATCGTGGTGTCTGGCCTTGGCGATGGCGATGAGCGTAGACTTATTGACAATGCCATGACCTCTCTCCGAAGTCTGGTGGAGGAGACACAGGCGGCGATGTTCGTTGTGTCGCATCTGCGTCGGCCTGATGGAGATCGTGGTCACGAAGAGGGGGCTACGACCAGTCTGGCCCAACTTCGAGGATCTCACTCCATTGCCCAGTTGGCGGATGCCGTCATTGGTCTGGAGCGAAACCAGCAGGGAGAGAACCCCAACGAACTGGCTTTGCGCGTACTTAAGAATCGATTCACCGGAGATACCGGGATGGCTGGAATGTTGCGCTACTGCAAGGAAGCGGGCCGTCTGCATGAATTTGAAATGGAGATTAACGATGAAATTTGAAAAAGGAACACAGACGGATGAGGATATAGACATAGTTGAATACTTGCGAAGAAACGCGGCGTTCAATTACAAGGACACCTATATCGCAGCCGCTGACGAGATCGAACGGTTGCGTAAGGAGCGCGACGAGGCGAGGCGGGAAGTGTGCAGCATGAACGAAACCGGGTTGCGAATGAATGCCAGCGACAAGAAACGAGAAGCCAAGCGGCGCGGTTGGGACTGCTTCAAGGAGAAAACCAATGACTGTTGAACTGATCAACCACATGGGCGATGACGATTCTGTTGTGAATGCTGCTCGTGTTTCCTTTGATAAGGACGCGATGCACTACTCCGATCAGCAGAATGGGCACTTGATTCGATACTTGGCGAAGCATGGACATTGGTCCCCCTTTGCCCACACCTGTCTTTCCTTCCGCATTGAGGCTCCAATCTTTGTTGCTCGCCAACTGGCAAAGCATCAGGTGGGCCTTACATGGAACGAAGTCAGCCGCCGCTATGTCAACTACGAGCCCGCCATCTGGACTCCCGATGGGTTTCGCAAGTCGGCTGCGTCGGTCAAGCAGGGCAGCAGCGAAGAGATGGTGGAGAATGAGCGTTGCATCAGCGACTACTCATATGCCACGGCTCTGGCTGTGCGGACCTACAACAATCTGCTGGCCGAAGGCGTGTGTCCAGAGCAGGCCCGTGCAGTCTTGCCACAGGGCATGATCACAATGTGGATCTGGACTGGTTCCATGTACGCCTTCTTCAGAGTTGTCAGCCAGCGTACTACCAGTTATGCTCAACGCGAGACACGCGAGGTGGCCGTGCGGATTAGCGAAGAAGCCAACCGTATTTTCCCTGAGTCATGGAGCGCATTGTCGGAGTTCTGCCGTGAAGCCTAGAAAGTTGTCGGAGCAGCAGGCAGAAGAGATCCGATCCTTGGCGAAGACTGCGATGAAGAAAGTGGACATTGCCCGTCAATACGGAATCAGCCCACAACTTGTGTCGCAGATCATCCACCATGGGTATGAACGCAGGCAACGGGAATACAAACCAATTGACCCATATACACGAAAGTGTTGGCAGGCGATTGCCGATGAGTACAACCGAGCCAACCCGCATGATCTATTGACACCAGAGCAGGCTAAGAGATGCCACGATGCAGCCATCTCAAGACTGAGGTATCATTTCCGAGAAGACCGAGCAGAAGGAGAACGCCATGAAAGTTTACTTTGATATCGAAACCAACCCCATCAACGACTGGACCCACTTCACAGATCTCAAGGATGTCAAGTGCATGGCCTTGTCGATCAATGGGGCCAAGCCGGAGATCGTGGATATTCGCGATGGTCTGTCTATCCTGAATGGAGCCACCCAGATCATCGGCCACAATATTCAGGGGTTTGATCTTCCCGCCCTGAAGAAGTTGTATCCCATGTTCAAGTACCGCGAGGACGCGGTGTTTGACACACTAATCGCCGCACGGCTGCTCCATGCCAACCAGCGAGAGGTGGACTTCCAGACTCCCAACTTCCCCAAGGACATGGTGGGATCTCACTCCCTGAAGGCTTGGGGATATCGGCTTGGCGTGGAGAAGCAGGAGGCTCCGTCCTTTGATATCGACTCTGCCGAACTGCGGGAGTACTGCAAGCAGGATGTGAATGTCGTGATCGCTTTGGAGGCCCATCTTCGCAACCACTCGGCTATGCCTGTGGCCCAGACGGCTATTGATCTGGAGCACCAGTTTGCCGCCATCATCCGCGAGCAGGAGCGCACAGGGTTTCCCTTCGATATCCCCGCTGCCGAGAAACTCCATGCCGAACTGCGTAAGAACATGATCGACATTGAGCAGCAACTTCAGATTGTGTTCCCGCCAAAGGTTACTGAGCGAGTCAGCGAGAAGACGGGCAAGCCCCTGAAGACCAAGGTCGAGCCGTTCAATCCGGGTAGCCGCCTTCAGATTGCCGAGCGTCTGATGCAGAAGTACAACTGGCAGCCGCAGGAGTTCACTCCAGATGGGCGTCCCCGGGTGGATGAGGCTGTGCTTTCGACGCTGGACTGGCCTGAGGCGAAACTGCTGAACCAGTACCTGACCACCCTCAAGCACCTTGGGCAACTGGCGGATGGCGACGAGGCTTGGCTGAAGGCCGTGGGTTCTGATGGCAGGCTCCATGGTCGGGTCAATACCAACGGAGCCATTACTGGCCGCTGCACCCACAGTCGTCCCAACATGGCTCAGGTTCCATCTAAGGCCGAGTATCGCCGCCTGTTCGTTCCTGCGCCCGGGCTGAAGTTGGTGGGTGTGGACGCATCTGGTCTGGAACTCCGGTGCTTGGCTCACTACCTTGGCAAGTACGACAACGGCGAATATTCCAAGGCCATCCTTGATGGCGATATCCATTGGGAAAATGCCAAGGCATTCGGACTCATTGGCGATGTCAAGCAGGACAAGGGTAACCCAGAGCACAAGGCTGCGCGTAATCAGGCCAAGGGAGCGATCTATGCCCTCATCTATGGTGCTGGAAACGACAAGTTGGGTCTTGTACTGGGCGGCGACAACAAGCGTGGTAAGCGGGCCCGAGCCAACTTTGAGGCCAAGGTCCCGGCGTATACGCGGCTCAAGGAAGATGTCGCTACGCTGATCGGAACCCGTGGCTGGCTCCGTGGTCTAGACTCTAGACCGCTGTATCCACGCTCAGAACACGCGGCCCTGAACACTCTGCTTCAGTCTGCTGGTGCGGTTGTGATGAAGCAGGCTTGTGTACTGGCACACATGAAGTTCCGAGCACAGGCTCTGCATGTGGAGCAAGTCGCTTCCATCCACGATGAGTATCAATTCATGGTTTCCCCCGGTCAAGCGGAGATTGTCGGTAACATAGTGGTATGCGCGATTCGAGAAGCAGGCCAAAACTACGGCTTCAGGTGTCCACTAGACGGAGAATTCCGCGTGGGGGACAACTGGGCAGAAACACATTGAACGCATACACGGCTGGGCTCCTTGATGGTGAGGGCTGTATCCGTTGGAACCGGACGCCATCCATTGAAATCACGAACAAGCACTACGGTGTCCTGCTTCGTGTTGCCGCTAAGTGGGGCGGGTCCATCAGGCTTAAAGGCGACGATGTTTTTGTCTGGACGGCCTGTGGCAAGAAAGCCATCAAGTTTCTCGGAGATGTCACCCCGTACACGGTAATCAAGTATCAGCAAATTGTGGCTCTTTTGAAGGCAGTTAAGTGTCCTTATAAGAAGGACAGATTGCGCCACTTGCGTAACCTTAAGAGGCTAAAGCATGTCTACACCAATTGAATTCATGGAAACGCAGGAACTCCTGCACGAACTGAAGCGTCGGTTCGACGAGATGATGTTCATCGGTTTTACCATGAGCACCAAGCACATTGACAACTACACGATCAACATCAAGGGCCCCCTGCATGGAACCTATGGCCTCATTGAGGTTCTTCGTCGGGCTGCTGATGCCCATGTGGAGGAAGAGTAATGCACACCCTCCTGATCGACGGCGACATCCTTATCTACTCCATCTGCTCAGTTTGTGAGTATGTAGCCCGTTTTGATGATGATCTTGATGTGGCCTTTGCGAACATCAACGAAGCCAAGGCTATGTGCGAGGACACCATTTCTACTTGGGCCAAGAAGTTGGACGCAGAGATCGTGGTCATCGGATTCAGCGGCAAGAACAACTTCAGGAAGACCATCTACCCCCAGTACAAGGCTCATCGAAAGTCTTGCCGAAAGCCCTGCGGATACCGCTCGGTCAAGGAACTGATGGGCCAGTACCATATTGTCAAGGAGGAACCAACCCTTGAAGGCGACGACATCATCGGAATCCTTTCGACCGAAGGCATTTATCGAAATCCTATTATTGTGTCTTCGGATAAGGATCTCAATTGCATTCCCGGCCTGCTTTGGAATCCTGATAAGGATGAGGAGCCACGGCTGATTACCAAGGAGCAGGCAGACCGTAACTGGCTTATGCAGACCTTGACTGGGGATAAGACAGACGGCTACCCCGGTCTTGAGGGAGTGGGCCCGGTTACAGCCAACAAGATCCTGAAGGAAGGTACTTGGGCAGAAGTTAAAACTGCTTACGAGACTTCAGGGTATACTGAGGACTACGCCCTAACGCAGGCTCGTTGCGCTAGGATTCTTCGTCACGGTGAATACGACTGGATTAAACAGGAGGTACTGCTTTGGACCCCATGAATCGCGCCCGTCTTCTGGCTATGCACAAGGAACTCTGCGATGAGGCCCGGGGCCTCTCGGAGCGTAAGAACCACGACTACAGCGGCGGTAAGGACGACACGCATCCCTTCCTCAACTTTACCCGGTGCGAAGCCATGGGTATCTGCAAGACTGAGGCTGGAATCATGGTTCGTCTGACAGATAAGATGTCCCGCCTGTCCACCTTCATCACGACCGGAGAGTTCAAGGTCAAGGACGAGGCTCTTCGAGATACCGTGCTGGACATCATCAATTACGCCGTAATCCTGTATACCTACACGCAAAGTCAAAAGAACAATGGCTAATTCAGACCTTTCTAAGGAGGCTTTTGTTCCAATCCCACCTATTCCACAAGATGTGGTGGGATATTTGAACATTGTGTTTCCAGAGCGTAGCCCAGAGATTACGGACTCTGTTAATGAAATTTATTTCAAGGCTGGGCAACGCTCCGTAGTCCGGTTTTTGATTCGTCTTTTTGAAGACCAAAACGACAACAAACTAACTAGATAAGGATTCTCTTATGTGTCTTATGCCCAAGGCTCCTTCGGCTCCTCCCCCGCCGCCCCCCGTTGAGGTTCCCAAGCCTTTCTCTACTGAAGCGGCTCCCCGACAGATGCAGAAGGGCCCCGCAATCCCCAAGGATAGCCTGTTTGCCCGTCGTGGTAAGCGTGGTATGGTGATTCAGATGGGGGCTTCGGCTGGTACGAACATTCCGGGACAGGGTTAATCAATGCCAGAAACAGGCAAGGCACTTTATCTGCACCTTGAGTCGCAGCGGTTTTCGTATCTGGAACGAGCGCGGGATTGTTCTCGACTGACGCTTCCCCACCTCATCCCAGATGAAGGAAACCAGACGGCTCAGAAGTTCCCCACTCCTTATCAGAGTGTTGGAGCCCGGGGCGTAAACAACCTTGCCTCGGCCCTACTGCTGAGTCTGCTTCCTCCCAACGCTCCTTTCTTCCGGTTTATTATTGATCCGAAGGCTGCAAAGAGTCTGGATGCAATGTCCACCCGGGCCCGATCTGAGGCAGAACAGAGTCTGTCTGAGATGGAGCGGATGGTGATGAAGGAGATTGAGGGACAGAATATTCGTGTCGCCCTCTTCGAAGCCATTAAGCAACTTATTGTTGGCGGCAATGTTCTCCTTTACTTCCCCGATGAGGGCCCCATGCGTGTCATTCGTCTTGATCGTTATGTGGTCAAGCGGGATCCCATGGGCAATCCCCGTAAGATTGTGATCAAGGAGACTGTTTCGCCAGCGGTGCTCCCTCCTGAAGCGGCAGCCATCGCAAAGACTTGCATGTGCAACCACGAAGACACCGTGGATTTGTACACCTGTTGCCACTTTATCGAAGGTAAGAAGGTGGAGGTCTACCAAGAGATTGGTGGAACCATGCTGCCTGATAGCCTTTCGACTTACCCGATTGAGCGTAATCCCTTCCTCCCCCTGCGTATGCACCGTGTGGATGGCGAGGATTATGGTCGTGGGTATGTGGAACAGTACTTTGGCGATCTGGTGTCGCTGGAAAGCCTGTCCAAGAGCATTGTGGAGGCTGCTGCGGCTTCGGCCAAGGTGCTCTTCATGGTTAACCCGGTCGGCACGACTCGACCTAAGAAGTTGGCCCAGAGCGAGAACGGCGCAATCATTGAGGGTAATGCAGCCGATGTGACGGTTCTTCAGGTCAACAAGGCCGGAGATCTGTCGGTGGCTCTTCAGACCATGGGCCAGATCAATGAGCGTCTGTCTTATGCGTTCCTTTTGACTGAAGCCAGCATCCGAAATGCCGAGCGTGTGACTGCCGAAGAAATCCGGCTGGTCACGCAGAGCATTGAACGGCAACTTGGTGGTATCTACAGCCTCCTGTCTCAGGAGTTCCAGTTGCCGCTGGTTAACCGCATTGTTGACCGACTGACCAAGTCGAAGAAGATGCCTAAGATCAACAAGGATTTTGTTACTCCAACCATTGTTACAGGTATTGATGCCCTTGGTCGCGGTAATGATCTAAATCGACTTGATGTTTATTTGCAGGGAATTGCCCAGATTCTTGGCCCGGGTGGTCTTCAGCAGTATATTGACTTCCGAGAATACATGAATCGCCGTGCCGCATCTCTCGGCATCGACACGGCGGGTCTGGTCAAGTCTGAAGAGCAGATTGCACAAGAGCAGCAGATGGCAATGCAGCAGCAACTCCTTCAGCAATTGGGGCCGCAGGCCGCACAGACGATGGGTAATATTGTCGAGAGACAGCAGACACAGCAATGAGCAATCCACAGCAAGTCACTATTGTTCGAGATACCAACGACAATCCCAACGACCCCATGGCTCAGGCTCTGGCGGCTCAGGCACAGGCAGAACAGACTCCGCAGGAGGACGCTTCCGTTCCGTCTTCGGATCGCCCTGCTTGGCTTCCTGAGAAGTTCCAGAATCCAGAGGATCTGGCTAAGGCATACGGCGAACTGGAGAAGAAGTTCTCTAGCGACAAGCCCGGTTCGTTCACGGGTCTGGAGAAGTACACCGAAGAGTTCAACCAGAATGGCGAACTGAGCGACGATTCGATCAAGGCCATTTCGTCCATGGGCATTCCCGAGCAGATTGTTCGCGCCTATGTGGACGGTCAGAAGTCGCTGGTCGAGTCCAATGTCAACAGCATTCTTAATCTTGCTGGTGGCAAGGACAAGTATGAGCAGTTGATCGGTTGGGCTGGAGAAACGCTTCCCGACGATGAGATTGATGCCTTTAATTCAATCATCGATTCGGGCAACATGCCTAACATCAAGATGGCTCTTCAGGGCCTTCAGGCTCGGTATCAGCAGGCCAATGGACGCGCTGGCAATCTGATTCAGGGCGAGGTGTCTGGTCCCAGCGGCGGGGCCTTCCGAAGCATCTCGGAGATTGTTGAGGCCATGAAGGATCCCCGCTATGCAAAGGATCCGGCCTATCGTCGTGATGTTGAACAGCGTGTCGCTCTTTCCAACGCTCTAGGAGTCAAGTCGTGAAGTCGAGTCCCAAGACCACCGTTCTCGGTATCTGCACCATTCTCACCGCCGTTTCCTCGGCCATCATCGCCCTGATCGACAACGATCCTACCACCGTCTTTGATGTGGCTTCGGTCGTCGCCGCCTGCACCGCAGGACTGGGCCTGATTCTGGCTAAGGACAATAAGAGTCTGTGATGAACTGGTTTGGGCAGTTGGTCTTTTCTGTTCTTCTGTTTGTGGAACGGCTGCTATCTAAGGAAACATATGCGAAAGACGCTGATCCAACTGCTGGTGGTATCCGGGATCGCCTGCGTGAGCGGGTGCGGAACTACCGTGGTGTTTGTCCCTCAGGGGACTCCTGTTCAACTGGCGGAGCCTGTGCGGGCTCATGTCTTCGTCGTGCAGAAGGACGGGACTCGAATCAAGTCGGCTAATAAGGTCGAGATTCCTGCTGGTTGGTGGGCCGCAGATGTTCCTGACGATACACCGAAGACTGCGCCCAAATCTAATCTTTAATATTCAGCGCACGGACTTCGTGAACCACTCGGAGAAATCTGGGTGGTTCTTTTCTTTCCCAAGTTTTCAGATGGACTTGGGGAGTGCTCTAGTGGCTAGCCCCTTGCGAGGGAGAACTGGTAACGAATAGCATTAATCATCTACACAATAGTTCACTTTCTTTTAAGGAATTTACACATGGCAGATTTTGTTAATCCGTCGCGTCTTGGTCAGGTGAATCTGGCCGGGGATGCTGACGCGCTGTTTCTTAAGGTTTTCAGCGGTGAGATCATCACGACTTTCGAGAAGTACAATGTGATGATGCCGCTGCATCGTGTTCGCACCATTCAGAGTGGCAAGAGTGCTACCTTCCCGGTGACTGGCGTGGCTTCGGCCAAGTACCACACCCCGGGTGAGAGCATCCTGAGCGAGGCCACGGGCACGAGCCTGTTTGCGGCTTCGGCCAGCGCGGGTTCTCCCACGGTTTCTTTCGATTCGGGCAATAGCCCCACCTCGAAGTACCTCAACCGCTTCAAGCACAACGAGAAGGTCATCTTCATTGACGATGTTCTGGTGTCCAGCACCTTCGTGGCTGACATCGATGAGATGAAGAACCACTACGATGTGCGTAGCATCTATAGCACCGAGATTGGTCGGGCTCTGGCCTACACGGCGGACAAGAACCTGATCCGTACCGTGATTGCTGGTGCTCGTAAGACCACGGACCGCTTCGGTGGTACCTCGGTGTCGGACGGCTACCTTGGTAAGCGCATTCAGGCGGGCACGACTGCGACTCCGACTGGTGGCGAGTATCTTGATGCGTTCTTTGACGCGGCTCAGG